TCAAATGGCTCGGGTTTACCCTGATCAATCTCCATGAGGAGTTCGGGGTGGAACAAAGACCTTTCTATGAATTCGTAAGGATTTGCTGATGTGTGAGCCAATTTCGGCATCAACCATGATGTACGCAACTATGGCGACAAGTGCCGCCACTACTGCTGCGTCGTTCTATGGTCAACAACAGCAAGCAGATGCTCAGGATGCTTTTAATCGCCAACGTCAACAGACCGGCACATCACGAGCCTTGGCGAACTACGCTAATCAAACTCGGCAAGCCCGAGAAAGGCAAATCCAAGAGCGAGAAGCTGCTGCTAACGAGATCAATGAAGTCTACCGGGAAGCCAGGAAACGAGTGGCGACCGCTCAGGTAGCTGCTGATGACGCTGGAGTTCAAGGAGGTTCTCTCCAAGCACTGATCAATGACTTCAACAGACAACAGCTAGAGTTCGGAACCAACGTGAACCGAAACCTAGAGTTCCGCGAGAACAACATCGAGGACCAACTTGAGTCTGTCCGTCTAGGGGCACAGGCCAACATTGAAAACCTCCAGTTCATGCCTGCTGCAAGACCCTCGTTCCTCGGAGCAGCTCTGCGGATCGGTTCTGCTGGCCTAGGTGCTTACAACCAATACATGACAAACATAGGTGGATGGGGACCAGCTCCTAATACTGGCGTCTTTGGTTCCACAGGGATCCCCTACGCTCCACAGGGAACTTACGGGGCGGGGAACATGGGACCAGATTATCTAGGAACCGGCTGGTCTGGGGTATTGAGATAAACTATGGCTAAACGACAACAAGTCGGGGACTTCAATCCCTATAAGGCAATTCAGCCGTCCCAACAGGTAACTGATCAGTACATCACTCCCAGTTACTTCCAGATGCCTCAGAACGAATGGATCGACATTGCTCGGTCTCTCTCAGGTCTCTCTGAAACGATGTCAGAGATCACCGGGAATATGCAGAGGGCTGAGGTAGAGGCTGAGATCCAGCAGGGGACTGCTCAGGTTGATGTGATGTCTGAGGAGCAGTTGGATGCTGCGTTGTCTTTGCAGTGGCGTCAGGCTGGTCTTCCAGAAGGAGCCAGTCCTATTGCACAAAAAGCGATCTTGGCTCACGCAGGTTCCAAGAAAGCTCGGCAAGCTCTTGAGCAGTTCCGCATCAGCAACCTGGATCGTTTTGCTGATCCTTACAGCACCGAAGATCCCCGTGCAGCAATGCAGCAAGCCTTTGATGAACTTGGGATCACCGGGTTCTATGCAGGGAATGCTGCGACTGCTGAGTTCTCCAAGCAAGCCAATGCGTTCTCTGAACAGGTGTATCAGGCGAGAGCTGCTAGGACTTCTCAACAACTACGAGAAGATCTCACAGACAACTTGGCAGAAGCCTTAAAGGCGTGGCGTACTGATAAAGAAGGTGCGTTTGCTCGGGTGAGGGAGTTGGTTGATACCGCCCACACAAACCACGGCATCGCTGGAGACAAGCAACTTTGGGATGCTTTCAAAAATATCTATCTAGACGCTCGGAGTGATCAAGACCCTTTGGCTGCGGAAAGCCTTCTTGATGAATTTGTAAACATCAAAGTCGGGTCAGCAACTATGGGGAAGCGGTATGCCTCAGAGTTATTTGACCTAGAGAATGCTGGGGATCGTCACGAAGAAGCTGCTAATCGAAAAGAAGAAGCAGACAGAATAAGAGCAATCAGGGAAGCTACCGATGTGACTTCTATTTTCCTTTATGAAAACAGGGAAGACCTTGAAAACATGGCGGCAGATGCAGTTCAAGATGCTGTCCAACAACACTTGGAAGAATACAAGGACGAAAACGGTAATCCTCTTATCCAAGTTGCTAAATCAAAGGCGATGGAAGATTTCGATCTTATCTACCGAAAGATCACCTCTCCTTCCCGAGATATTACGGACAAAGCCTCATACGATGCCCTTTTCAACGCAACCATACGCGGAGAAATAACGGCGAAAGAGGCTCTAAAGCAAAGCCTAAGTATCCCAATGTCCACCGAAGATCTTCGGAGACTTAACACAGCAATCGGTCAGTTGGAAGGTGATGAAACAAATAACCGGCTTCGTCCAGTACAAAGGCGACGAGAGCTAGATGCTCAAGGATTAAATCTTCTTTTAGAAGACTCGCGGTTGGAACTTCAAATAGCCTTGTCTCGCCAAGGAATTCCTTTGAATGATTTAACAGATCAAAGAGCAGAGGCGGCAAGCCGATTAAAGATTGATTTCAACGCTGCGTTAGAAAAAAAGACTGCCTCTCTGATTTCTAAGCACTGGAACGATGAAGAATCTATCGACGTTATTTTAGAAAACATTAGAGAAGAACTGGACCCGTGGGTAACTGATCAGATCGGAACTCGAACCGAGGGTCCACAAGCCCCGGCTCGTATTGGAGCAATGCCTTCCGATAAAGCTCCAAAACTTTCTGAAGTACCTTTAGTAGCCGAGGGTGTGGCAGCAGAAACCTCGGTTTGGTCTGACACTCCTTTCCCTGATGCCGCTGAAGAACTTGTCGATACTTTCCGCGACCTTAAAGCGGACCAAGAAGACCGGCAAAAATCGTTTGCGAACATGGAACAGGCGTCTTCTGATCGACTGGCGATTTTCAGAACACCTACCGCCACAAACCCATCCGGGGTGTTGGATTACACATTCCGTTCTGATGGCATTCATAAGTCTGTAAAAGAATTACTAATTACTGGACCAGGTTCCCGAGACTTTAAGTACATCACCAAAGAAAGTCCGCAACCAGATGAGAATCTGACCAAGCACTACTTTGTCGCTCGCTCTTTTGCCGAACCGCTGACTGTTGAAGAGCTAAAAGAAGGCGTAACAACAGACGGAATTCAGATTCCTGCTGATGTGAAAGACCCTAGACGGTTCTTGTTTGTCAATAACCAGGCTGATCTAGAGGCGATGGCAGTTGAATACAAAGCGGCTGAAACCGCAAAGACTCCGCTTGAAGAGACACGGGTTGGGGAACTTCTCATCGCCCTCGGGGTGAAGGCTGGTGATGCAAAAACATTCTTTATGTACCAGTCGTTGCAGCTCGGTATCAAACCGTCCGATCTTGAAGGATCTAATTGATGTCACTTTCTAATTATTTGAACACTCCCGATTACAACAACCTGTGGGAAAAATCGACAAACCCCCAGAACCAACAAGATCGGGAAGAGTTCGGATTCTTTGATTATTTGGGCGACATCGCCGCTGCACCTTTCCGAGGCATCGAGGGAGCAATCCAGGGTGTCTACAACCTTGCTGACTACATGACCTTTGATGCTCTCCCAGACTATGACAACCGACTTCTCGGTAAATCCTCCACAATGGTTGGTGGTCTGGTCGAGGGTATCTCTCAGTTTGCCATCCCGTTTGTCGGTGTAGGACTGAGAACTGCTTCTGCCATCGGTAAAGTGTCTGGAGCATCTCGGGCTTTGACGGCTGCTGAGAAAGCTGCTGGGGCTGGTCGAGGTGCTGCTGCGATCTCCAAGGGACGAGAGCTTGGTAAGTATGCGGTGGCTGGGGCAGTCACTGACTTTGCTGTGTTCGATGCTCATGAGGCTCGTCTGTCAGACCTTATCCAGATGGCTCCGTCCCTTCAGAACCCAATCACGGAGTACCTCGCATCTGACGAGAATGACTCAGAGATCGAGGGGCGTCTGAAGAATGCCATCGAGGGTCTTGGTGTAGGCGGTCTGGTTGATGTCTTCATGCAGGGCATCCGAGGATTCCGTTCTGGGATGAAGGCCAAGGCTCAGGGCAAGTCTCCTGATGAGGTGATGCAAGCAGTTCAGGATGGGGTTGTGGGGATGCGTGACTACCAGAAGGTAGTAGAAGGACGCGAGTACACATCATCTGTTGCTAAAGCCTTGAACATCGAAGAAGACCAAGCGTCTGGTGTGGTGTCTCTTATTGACAGCCTGGGGCTGGATCGTAGCTCTATCCAATTTGAGCGATTCGATCCACTGGTTGATACAGGGTATGCCAAGTTTGATGACACCTTGGTGGACACCAGAACCACGCAGGGTCTTGTTCAGTTCAAGGAAGACGGTACAGCACTGATCACTGGATTCCGTAGTGCTGATGTCTCCACAGGCATCCACGAAGTTTCTCACGTTGCTCGACGGTGGCTACTGAACCGGAACATCCCGGAGCAATCCCGTAGAGGTATCAGCGAAGAAGAACTTGCAAAGGTTGAGAAGTGGGCTGGTGTTGGAGAGAACGGCTGGACCCGAAGTTCTGAAGAGAAGTTTGCTCGGGGGTTTGAGAAATACATCCGCGACGGCAAGTCTCCCACCAAAGGACTTCAGGGTCTCTTCACGAAGCTCGGTGGTTGGATGCGGGACATCTATCAGGATGTGTCAGGTTCCCAGATTGACATCGAGATGAATCCAGAGATCCGAGAGGTCATGGATCGTCTGGTGACTCGTCAGGGTCTACCTTCTCGCCCGGCTCCCGGAAGTGTTCGGGCTTTAGCTCAGAGTGATGATGACGCATACGACCTCGGAAAGTTCGTAGATGATGTCGCGGCGGTTCCTAAAGAAGAAGCCTTAAAGACCCCAAGACAACGAGCTAAGGAAATCAAAAAGGGCAAAGACCCAGAAGATGTCGTAGGTGGCAAGGTAAACGCCTCTCGGATTACCACCGAAGAAGGTGTGATGAAGATGATGGCTCACGAAGCCAGAGATCTTGAAAACGTTCAATCGAAAACTTTGGCAGAGGCCGCAGGTCAAGGCCAAGAAGGATTTGCCGAAGCGGCCAAACGACTTGAGGATGACGCTAAGTGGCACACACAAGCAACCGGCGATAACACCCTTGAGGTAGTTCTGAAGAATGCGGCAGCGGACGATAAACAAGTCCGAGACGCTGTGGTGAAAGTTGGTGCAATCCGCAACACTTTGAAAAAGTTGGCTGCGGAAATGAATGATTTGGCGATTAAAGGTGAGGGGGCCAGTGTTGATGAGGTCGCTACCTTTATCCGAATGCGGCAAGTCCACAGTGTCTTCTTGAAGGCTTCCGTAAACACGGGACGTTATATCGCTCAAGCACTGGCCGGACGCCAATTCGTTCCTTACATCGAAACTGACACCAGAGTCATGCCGGAAGAGCTGACCACTGGCGGTAAAGGATTTGGAACGGGTAAGGGTGAGGGCGAGGGTCTTGGTCCGGGTAAGGGTCCGGGTGAGGGCGAGGGTCTTGGTCCGGGTAAGGGTCCGGGTGATGGTCCGGGGAAAGGTCCGGGTCTTGGCCCTGGAAAGGGGCCGGGCAAAGGCGAGGGCTATGGTGGTAAGAGAGTTAAAGGAACCGTCCTAAAAGAAGAAGACCGTGCAGCCGTGGATTGGGCACGGGCACAGCGTCAAATGATCGAGGAGATGGGCGACGGTGACTTTGATCTCGGGTTGAAGCGTGTCCGGTCTCAGATGAAGAAGTTTGCGGAAGCCCATAGAAACGACCAAACCGGAGGTTCTGCTCTGAAGCTGCTCCGAAAGAAAGACAACGCCTTGGTGTCCTACTGGATGAACGCCATTCTCAGTGGCCCATCCACCCACATGGTCAACATTGCATCTGGCCTCGCCACCACGTTGTTCCTGCCTTTGGAGAGAGCCATCGGACGGGCTATGGATGAGAAGAGTCTGTCAGCAATGGCAGAAGAGTTGTCCACCTATATGTACCTCTGGGAATCTTTCACGGATGCTATGGGTGCTGCGAGGATGGCCTTCAAAGAAGGTGATAACCGGCTGGATCCAAATGTCCGGGTGATGGAGATTCAATCAAAGAACCCCGCCACCCAGATCAATCCTGATACCGATGATATGTCAACGGCTGCAAAGAAGTGGCTTGGAGGTCTTGCCAACTCCCCAAGTCGTTTCCTGACTGCTGAAGACGAATTCTTCAAACAACTCAACTACCGTGCCCACGCCAAGCGAGAGCTATGGAAGAAGGTAGGGAATGACCCTCAATTTGCCGGAAACCGATCAGCTCAGGCTGCTGAGGTAAATCGACTCTACGAGCAGATGGTCAAAGATGATCAGATGTATTCAGAGAAGAATGTGCTTGAACGGGCACACGCAGAAGCCTCGGCCAAAGGTCTTGAAGAGTATTCGGACGAGTACAACGATTACGTCAAGAAGTACCTGTATCGGAACTGGAATCAGGATGCAGGGCAGATCGCTGAAAGAGCCAGAGAAATTGCTCGGTCATCTACGTTCACCACGCCTCTGTCGGGGGACCGTGGGGTGGTTGTTGGTGTCTCCAAAAGCGTCAACGAGATCATTAACAAGTACCCGTCACTTCGATTTGTGGTCCCATTCGTCAGGACTCCCACGAACTTGTTGAAGTTCTATTTGGACCGATCCCCAGTGGCTCTCAAGGAACTTCTCAATCCAGAGTTCCGAAAGTCCATGAGTACAGACCCTGCTGTCCGGGCTGATTTCTATGGCCGCTTGGCGACCGGATCAGTTGGACTGTTTGGAATGATTGCTTTGGCACGGGGCGAGATGATCACTGGCAAAGGCCCAGACAATAAGCATGAGCGAGACGCTCTGATGCGAACTGGATGGCAACCGTACTCCATCAAGGTTGGGGATCAGTATGTCTCGTACAGGCGTCTTGACCCATTCGCCACCTTCCTTGGTCTGGCTGCGGACTTCAACGAGACGATGGCGGCTGCTGCCAGTAACAACGACCAAGAGTCGATCTATGAACTGGAGGGGTTGCTTCCAGCTATTGCGATTGCTGCTGGTAAGAATGTCGCCAGTAAGTCGTACTTGACAGGTCTTACCAGAGTGTTCGATGCGGTTTCCAACCCAACTCAGGGTGGTACTGCATTGATTGAGCAGTTTGCTGCCTCATTTGTACCTGCTGCTGTGTCTCAAACAGGAACCGCATTTGGTGACGGAGACCTGCGGGAAATCAACGGACTGCTTGATGCGGTGCGAAGCCGTATCCCAGGTCTTTCAGCAGACCTCGACCCTCGACGGAACTTCCTTGGACAAACCATGAAGCACCCCGGACAAGGCGAGTTGTACAGTCCATTTACCTATTCAACAGGTGGTAGCTCGGTGATTTCCAAGGAAATTTCTGCGGTGGGTCACGGGTTCATGCCACCAAGTTCAATGAAGAACGGTGTGGAACTCAAGGATTACAAGAACCGCAAGGGTCAATCCGCATACGACCGATGGTTGGAGCTTCAGGGATCCGTCAAGATGTACGGGAGAACCTTGGAGAATGAGCTGGAGCGTCTGTTCAAATCCTCTGCCTACAAGAGGCTTCCTTATGAATCCCTTGATGGTCTTGACAAATCACCCAGAGTCAGCGCAATCAACCGCGTTGTAGCCAAGTATAGAGCAAAGGCTTTCAGCCAGATGCTCTCCGAATTCCCAGAAGTCCAGCGAAGAGACGAGATCGGAGCCTTGATCAAAACGTATCGTCGATCAGGCCGTACAGCCGAAGCCAATCAACTCCTCGCACTCATTGAGGACCAGTGATGCCTATTTACTCATACAACAGGTACGAAAGTACGGGGCAAAGTGAATTTGCCATCACATTCGACTATCTCTCCAAAGACCACATTGAGGTCTACCTCGATGGAACCAAGCAGACTTCCGGGTACTCCATTGATATCGGCACAAACAAAGTCAACTTCACTTCTGCTCCGGGTTCCGGGACTATTGTGCTTATTCAGCGGAACACTCCGAAAACCAAGACGGACTACCAAGCCCAGATCGCGGACTTCCAAGATGGGTCTGTGCTGACCGAGAGTGACCTTGATAATGCGGTGCTGGGTCTCCTGTACATCTCACAGGAAGCTAAGGATGCTGGTACTACAGATGCTCTGGGAATTGACCAGACAGATGAAAACTGGAACGCTCAAAATAAACGGATCAAAAACGTCTCGACTCCGACCGGAACTTCTGACGCGGTGACCAAGGACTATGTGGATGGGTTGGCGTTGTACAACGCCCCAAGTATCCCCCAGATCTACACGTTCACAACTACCGCATCCCAGACCGAGTTTGTTATGAGTCCTGCTCCGACCTCTACGGATGTGAATACATTCATGGTTGACCTTGACGGTGTGGTCCAGAAGCCCACAACAGACTTCACGATTTCTGGATCAACGATGACGCTCTCTTCGGGAACAACCGCAGATCAAGTCCTGACGGTTCGGAACTTCGGGGTTGCTCGGGACATCCTCACAGACAGCCCGTCAATTACCGGAGATCTCAGTGTTGGAGATGACCTGACAGTAAGTGATGACGCTTCTGTTGGAGGGAATCTTACAGTTACCGGAACGACAACAACCGTGGGTTTGAACGCCCTTGGTACTGTGAATTTCTACGGAGGTGCTACTGGAGACCTTGGGTCGGCAAAATCGAAAAGTACGGGATCTTCTTTATCTAGATCGCTGGCTTCCAGGTTTGCTGAGGTTGTAAACGTCAAAGACTTTGGGGCTACCGGAAACGGTACTACTGATGATCGTGCCGCGATTTTGGAAGCTCTTGCAGCAGCTAACGCAAAGTGGAATGCGAACAATAGTGCTGTTCTTTACTTTCCTCCGGGAGATTACTTATACACCCCAACATCTGCTTCGGATGTTTATCTTGAACTAGATGCGGATCAAACCAACACAAACTGGAAAGCTAGGCCGTCTGTAGTCGGCTGCGGTAAAGGTTCCCGCCTTATTGGTGTCGGAATTAAAACAGACAACAGTTACACGCACATTTCTAATCTCAAACTTTCAGGCAACAGCGGGGTGACAAACCCTGGAGAACACGCGATAAAAATCGTGGAAGAAAACCCTGATGCTGTTGGCCCCGCGTATGTTGAAATCAGCAACTGTACTATTGAAGATTACAACACCGGAATTTATTGGGATGAGGCGACCGGACAAGGTTCTGCCAGATGCCGGGTTTCCAATGTGCTTGTAAGAGACTGCACTACCGGGATGTACTCCAAAGACACTCGGGGAATTGATGTAATTGACTCGATATTTGCGAATAACACCGAATATGGCGTAAAGGTTGAAGGTGCTGGCTCTTTGAAGATGAGCCACTGTTCGGTTATCGACAACGGAAAGTACGGTCTTTATCTGGTCAACCCAACCGATAGCGACACCATTTTTGAAAGTTATTTTGTCAACTGCACGCTTACGGGCAACGGGTCTTCTTCAGCACCTATTTCAATAACAGGAATTGCGGACCACGGTGGGTCTCACGCTGGCAAAGCCAAAATCACATTGGATAGTAACCACGAAGTCCCTTTAAATGGCTACATCTCTACTGAGTCTCTGCGAATGGGCGGCTCGACTGAAAGTGGTCCTGTAAATATCAAAGTCCTCGATATTACTAGCTCTACTGTATTAACTTTGGACAGAGCAGCAGCCACATTCCAATCGGGCGACTTGTGGCAGAAAATCAACTGGGATCTCTACATTGATGGTTCTAACGGGTACAACTCAGAAAACTCCCCTGATGGTCGGGTGTACAACCTGTTCTTTACTAACTGCAACATTAACACCAGTCGCCTGAACAACTGTCGAAACATCCGCTTTACCAACTGCAAACTGGTTCAGAACATTCAAATGACGGCGACTTGTGAAGGAGTGTCGTTCATTGGTGCGTGGACTACGGATGGCTCTAAAGACAACACACCAATGCTGCCAAGTGGGGCGTCAGCGGACACGGGTTGGTCAGAAATTTCCGCCGGATTTTACGGGACAGATCTTGAGAGGAATGACGTTCGACTTCGCGTGCCAGCAGCCGCACCAGTTACAGACGCGGGGGGAACTCCTACTCGGTTTGCTGGTCCGCTGATTTCAAAGTATGGAGAGCTTCCAGAAGTCTTAGGCAACTCAGTAAGCCTTGCGGACATTCCTGCAAACAAGACGGTATGGATTACCTCATCACACACTCAAGCACCTACTGCGGTTGATGGTGAGAATTGGTGGGTATGCCAAGTTATTGGTAACCAAGAAACCGCCCCCGCAAACCGCTACATCATCGCTTATGGTTATGACACAGACCCAAACCCAGATGTATTCAGTGGGACCGTAGTCCTTGGGTCGTTCTTGACAACAGATTCATCCCCCCAATGGGTCTACCTTGGTTCTCAGGTAAACAGCACGGCGACTGAGTACACAGTAGCGAGCGATGCCATTACGCTAAGTGGGCAGCCTTCAATTATCACAGTGGATACAGAAGGAAACGCCGCCTCGGATAATCTGGCGAACATTTATGGTGGAACAGCCGGACAACGAATGCTGGTAAAAGCGGATGATGCCGGTCGAGTGGTGACGTTGAACTCAACTGGTAATCTTAATCTAACGGCGAATTTTGCGTTGGACTCTGCGAACCATTTTATTGAACTGATTTATATGACCAATTCTGGGCACAATGTATCTGCGGATGGCTGGTACGAGATTTCCAGAAACGACACATGATCCTCTCCTAAATTTCTAGAGAAAACATTATGTCTACAAAACAAGTACAACTTCGCCGTGGCTCTAAGACTGAACACGACTCCTTCACGGGAGCAGTCGGTGAGCTGACTTACGTCACTGACAACAAAGAGCTGCGGATCCACGATGGATCAACCCCTGGTGGTCTTCGGGTTTCTACTGACGAAGTAGTAAATGTTAAAAGTTTCGGAGCAAAGGGTGATGGAGTTACAGATGATTCAGCAGCTATCAATGCAGCTATTGCCCATGCAAAGACCTTCTGGGAAGATAGAGAGTTTGATTATGAGACTTCTACTCCCTGCGTGCTTTACTTCCCGCCCGGCATCTACTGGTGTAATAATACTCAGTTTGATCTTAAACTAGTACTAGAGACTGATCTACCTGAGGGTGCAGACGGATATGAATTTCCCGAAAGGCACTCTAGTAGTAATAAGGATAGCACGCATGTTACTGTGATGGGAGCTTCTCATCAGGCTTCAGTACTTCTTGGAGGTGGGCTTACTTTTAATTCAGCCCGCATCGACGTAAGAAACTTAGGATTCTGGGGAAGGGATTATGTTTCCGGCAACGGTGCTATTGAGGGAGGTCTCACCGCTATTGAGTACCGAGGTGGTCGTTATGATTTTTATAATGCAGAATACTTCGATGGTGTAGTTGGAGGCAGTGGTGGCTCAGGAAATATAGAGAATATAAATATATATGATTATGACAAAGGAATTTGGCTGAGGAACCTTGTGAATAGAACCAGAGTAAGTCGAGTCAATATTCAAGGTGGAAACATTGGATACTTTATTGACTGCTGTGTTGGTCCAACTCTGAGTGAGTGTGATACGAATCAGGCTCAACAAGTGGGCTTTAGGTTATACGGAAAACTTGGCGAAGTTCGTATGAGCCAATGCAGATCCAATGGCGGCTTTAGGAACATGGAGATTCTGCCTGTACGATTTTCTTCAGACAACTCCGCATCTCCTGACTTTGTGGCCCCAATCCTTGAATCTTACTTTGAAAACGTATCATTGAGCGGGGCAGGGGGTTGGCAATCCTATAAAAATTCAGATCAAGGTCTTCACTACCATTATGCCGAAGATACCAGTAAATACACTTATGACTCCGCTACCGGCAGAACAGAGCTTCTTGTTCCAATTTCCAGCATTGCAGAAGTTGACTCAGGAGCGAAGATGCGGATCACATTTGCGGAACCTCACAGGTTACGGTCAGACCTAGATTCTATTCTTCTTGCCCTTGGTAGCGACCTTAATCGCACCCACGATGGTTTCCAAGTTGCAGGAAATTGCGTAGTAGAAAACTCTACGACTATTCTTGTCACTCTCGGGGACTACAATACAACAGAGAACTGGACTACGTGGGATAGCGTAATTGCTGCCGGAGGAAGCGCGTACGACCCAGATAACAGTCGCTATTACTACCTGCTTCGTTGGGGGTATGACTTGTATATTGACGGTCACCTTGAAAAAGTAGACGGTGAGGATAATGATCCGGAAAGAACAGTTTATGATCTCTGGTTTACCCAGTGCAATATCAACCACTCTTATATCCGAAGTGCTGAACACCTTAGGTTCAATCATGCTCGGTTAAAACAATCATTTTATATCCACGATAATAGCCATAATATGATCTCCTTTTTCGGGAACCGTAGGGGCCGAGCATCGGGTGGGGAAGACCCAGACATTCTTCCGCACGGTCCCGGAGCCAAAGATGGCTGGTGTTCCTTTGAAGTTGGTAGATCTGATAACGATGCAAATACTACAGGAGGTGGATTAGACGAACAGCCTGTTTTGAAAATGGAAGTTCCGTATCGTGCCAGCGATGGTGTTTATGGAACAACTCAGGCTGATGGAGTCCCAACCGAGTTCAGTGCAGTCCATGTCCATCGAAACAAGATCTCTATGCACGGTCTTCCTTCAGGTTCTTCCATACCCGATGGACTGTCCGCAGGTGACCTGTGGATCGACACTGGCGACAACACGGTCAAGATCAAGACCTGACACTTCTAAATTTTTGTTGCGGGCCAAGCCCGTGGACTAACTATGACTACCAAAATTCCTACAGCAATGCTGTCGAGCGTGTCTTCAAAAGTTCTGACAACATCGTCAGCAGCTAACGAAGGCAAACTTGTCCAACTCAACTCTTCGGGAACTATCCCTGACGCTTATGTAGCCACAAACATTTCTACTCACCAGTGGCGATACACAGGAACCTTTGCCGTAGGAACCGGGGAAGTTGTTGTGGACACCGGGGATGGATGGGAAGTCATCGACACCACAGGACAGGCCGTGAATAATGGCAGCGAAACTTCGGGCATGACCGTGAACGAGGGCGTGTTCTCTTTCCCCTCTACAGGGATCTGGCTTGTTACTGTCAACGCTTGGTTCACTCGAAACTCTTCGGATGTGTCTTTGATTGTTGCAGACCTTATGGCGACATCAGGTAGTGGCGGCTCGACTACTACTAGAGTTGCCCAAGGATGTGGAAGCGTCAGTAGCAGCGCACTTCAATGCAGTGTGACTGCTTCTAGTCTTCTCAATGTCTCCAATACTTCGGATGTTAAAGTAAAGGTCCAAGTAAGTGCCAGTTCCTCTGGGTGTGATTTCTCTGGACACACTTCGTTCAACAAGTCTTATTTCACCTTCCAAAAGATTTCGTGATCAGTAAATGGAACAAATGTAATGAACGAAGAACTTCTCCTGGCTCTAGGGAGACTTGAGGGAAAAGTTGATTCTCTTATTACTTCAATGGCTGTCCACGACGAGGAACTCCAACGCCTCGACCATCGCATCCGTCAACTTGAACAATCCCGAAGCTGGATGCTTGGGGCTGCTGCGGTCATTGGGGCTGCTGTTTCGTTTCTTTTCCAATTTATCAAGGTAGATCAATAATGCTTATTCACAAATTCCAAGAGACCGGCGGGGCATTCCCGATTGACGAGGCAACCACATCTGCGGTTGTAGAACTCGATGTCAACAAGACACGAACCGGTTTGTTCCAGACCACCCAAGGTGCAGCTGCGGACGTTGACGTAACCCTGCAAGGTTCAATGGACAACTCCAACTGGGTTGATGTCAAAGCCTTTGTAGATGTCAACAACTCGTCCAAGGCTTCTGTCGTGACCCTGTTCCCGTACATGCGGATTGTAACCGCTAATGCTGCTGGGACAGTAACAGTCAGTTCTTACATCGGAGAGTGATTTATGCCCCTGCTCAAGCCTGAACACATCACGGGGGATCTTCGATTGTGGCTTCGGGCAGACTCTTTGGAAGGGACTTCAAAGTCCAACATCAGTGTCTGGCCTGATGAAAGTGGTAATGGATATCACGCCACTCAGTCAACTGCTGATGATCAACCAGCAATTCTAAATGACCATCAGAATGGACTCCCAGCTTTGGTCTTTGATGGCTCTTCTGACTTTATGACTCTTGATGGGACGGACACTGCTGGGGACAACTCTCCACTGGATGCAGGTTCTTCTTCTATCCTGTGTGCAACAGTCTGTTCTCCAGACGCTGCATCAGGATCTACCGAAACCATCTGGTCAATGAACGAAGACTCTAGCGATGCTGCTATGTGGTGGAGATGGAACAAGAAGTTCAACTTCTTCTACCACCAAGGTACTACGGCTCTCCAGTCAACTGTGTATGACGCAGGTGATACTGTGGTTGCTGTAGCTTCCCTGAATGACAGCGATGTTCTTTCGTGGCGTCTGGATGGTGTTCAGAAGGACTCTCGTACTGGCGAAACAGGTGGAACCGATGCTGGTCCCTTCTATCTCGCTGCTGAGAATGGTGGCTCACCGTTCTTCAACGGAAAGCTCTACGAGATCATCATCTTCCACTCAGACCTCTCTGACTATGTAGATGAGATCGAGGGTTACCTCCACCACAAGTGGGGTCTACAGTCCAGTCTCCCGTCTTCTCATACCTATGTAGATACTCCTCCGGTTGCTGGATACACGGTCATCGGAACGACCCTCGCTTCTTCAGACCTTTCAGAAACTTTAGAGGGTGACATGGATGCTCCCTTGAACATGAGAGACAGATACCACGGGTGATGAATGGATTTAGAGAGAATTCTTAATGTCATTGATTCCGCTTGGCCGATCATGGTTGGTCTTGTGGGTTTGGTGGTCGTTCTCGCAAAGATGCACGGTGAAATAACCATGTTGCGAGAGAAGGTGTCTGTTCTTTTTGAACTATGGAACAAGGCTAGAAAGGACGATTGATGGATAAAAAGGAACTCGGGAAACTGCACGAAGCTCTGTCGCAGCTCCTGATGGAACGTATCCAATCTGGTGAGGCTGGTTCAGGTGAACTCAGTGTTGCCCGTCAATTCCTGAAGGACAACGGGATCGACGCGAACGTCAACCAGAGTGCCCCTCTGATGAACCTCGCGCAGGTTCTGCCATTCGACCCAGAGGCTGAGATCACTGAAGCTGGGTGATAACTGATGACCATCGAGTGGACTGCGATTGCCGTGCCACTTCTTACAGCATCTCTTCTTGGTCTGGTTGGGTTTGTGTGGAAGTGGAGTCATAAAGTTACACGCTTAGAGCAACAATGTTCGACCTTAAAAAGTAAGGTTCTTAAACTAGAAGCTGATCACGATAAAGTGATGGATAAGATGTACTCAATGATTAAGAGTAGACCACGGATTTAACAAGAATGAACATGGACCCACGCATCAAGGACTTCAGGAACTTCCTGTTCATGGCGTGGGATCACCTGGGTCTTCCTGACCCTACTCCGATTCAATACGACATCGCGGACTACATCCAGAACGGACCCAAGCGTCGTTGTGTGATGGCCTTCCGTGGTGTCGGGAAATCTTGGATCACCTCAGCGTTTGTTTGCCACCAGTTGTTGCTGGATCCAACCAAGAACATCTTGGTGGTCTCTGCCTCCAAGCAGCGTGCTGATGACTTCAGTACATTCACCCTGCGGCTGATCTCTGAGATGGAGATCCTGAACCACCTAAAACCTCATGAGACTCAGAGAAACTCCAAGATCGCTTTCGATGTTGGTCCTGCTCCAGCCAGTCATGCTCCTTCAGTGACCTCCAAGGGAATCACCTCACAGATCACAGGTGCAAGAGCTGACCTAATCATTGCTGACGATGTGGAGTCCCTGAACAACTCCGCTACTCAGATGATGCGAGACAAGCTGGGGTCTGCTGTGCAGGAGTTCGATGCTGTCCTGAAACCCAACGGTCATGTGATCTATCTGGGAACACCTCAGTCAGAGCAGAGTCTGTATAACGAGCTACCTGACCGTGGGTATGACGTAAAGATCTGGCCTGCTCGGAAACCATCAGAGAAACAAGTTATCGGGTATGGACCAAGGTTGGCTCCAAAGATCTTGCAGTTGGAGATCGAGGAGGGTGAACCCACCGATCCAAAAAGGTTCAACACTTTTGATTTGATGGAGCGTGAAGCCAGTTACGGACGGTCGGGGTTTGCTCTCCAGTTCATGCTCGATACTACTCTCAGTGATGCTGACAGGTATCCTCTGAAGCTCCACGATCTGATCGTGATGCGTCTGGATGCTGAGAATGCTCCTGAGAAGGTGGTGTGGGCTGGGTCTCCTGAGTATGCCTATAAGGATCTCCCGTGTGTCGGGTTCAATGGTGATCGGTACTACATGCCGATGGGGACCAACGGGGAACTCCTGAAGTACCAAGGTTCCGTCATGGCGATTGACCCCTCGGGTCGTGGTCAGGATGAAACTGCGTATGCCGTGGTGAAAATGCTGAACTCTCAGCTATTCGTCACAGCAGCCGGGGGACTTCCCGGAGGGTACTCAGAAGACACCCTGAAGGCACTGTCGGTGATCGCCAAGGAGCAGGAAGTCAACGAGATCCTGGTGGAATCCAACTTTGGCGATGGCATGTTCACGGCACTGTTACAGCCGATTTTATCCAAGATCCACAAAGTCACGATCACGGAAGTTCGCCACAATATCCAGAAAGAACGCCGAATTTTGGATGTGATGGAGCCTGTAATGAACAGGCACAAGTTGATCGTGGATGAGCGGGTGGTCCGCAAGGACTATGACTCAACCAAGCATCTCCCGGCTGAGAAGGCTCTCAAGTACCAGCTCTTCTACCAGATGACCCGGCTGACCCGAGAGAAGGGTTCGCTGGCCCATGATGACCGTCTGGATGTACTGGCAATGGCCGTCCAATACTGGGTCGAGCAGATGTCCAGAGATGTTGATGAGGCTATTCAGACCCACAAGTCCGAGAAGCTCAGGGAAGAACTAGAAAGATTTACAGACCACGCCCTCGGTGGTTCTCCAAGGAACTCCATGACATGGATGTCGAACTCCTCAGAAAGTCGCTGGATGACTTCATAGAGGCGTGGGAGAAGTTCCTGTTGGATCAGATCGACACAGTGGGACTGACAGACGCCCTGATAAGGCACATGAAGGTTGTGGACGCAGTGGCCCCTGAGAGCGACGAGGATGGCCTCTCATAGCGATCCAACCACTCAGGTATGTCATCCTACCTTGGATCACCCAAAGCCCTCCTGAGCGATCCTAGAGCCTTCTGAGAGGTATTCGGGTTCTGGTCGGGTTCTAACCTAATTAGGGACACGTTTTGAAGAACGAGAGGTTCTTTGGAAGCGAAAGACTCAGAAGACTCAAGTGAACATGGTTCATTTAGGTCTTGAGTTTCTCCCCCATTCACCTCCACGTTGACGCCAGGTTTTCATCCTCCTTGGTGGTCCGTGGGGGGGTTTGGGGGGGAAGCTCTAGATCTAGAAGATCTAAGTGAACCCCTATACACTTAGAATAGACACTTAGATATATCTAAGAAGAACTAGAAAAGATCTATGAATATAGAATAACTCTAGAAGAACCTTAGAGATATTCTAATTAGATCCATAATGATGAACTATTAGATGTAATCTATATGTCTATCTATTAGATATATAAATATATACCCTTATATATGTCCTTCTTAGAGGTCCACTATGAACCTACACATTGGTCCTCTTCTGGTCCCTGTGGTCTATGGGGATCTTTCCAAGGAAGAAACATGGGGAGAGTTCCAATGTCTCCCAGCTCCTCAGATCACCATCAACCAAGATCTTCCGAAAGACATCCAGGCTCTCACGGTCCTCCATGAGGTGCTGGAATGTGTCACAGAGATCTTTGGTCTCAGGTTGTCTGAAGGAGATATCAGGACTCTTGAGATGTCACTCGCTACTGTCATCAAGAAGAATCCCAAGGAGTTCCAGAGATGGGTCGAAGATCTAACCTCGGATGGCGACACAGAATGTGGTTCAGACTCCAGAGGTGGTTCTGGGGTTGGTTTGGGTGTCTGGGGATCTTCTGGGGGTCACTGAGGATGTTTGTGTTGATGTCCGAGAGGTTCCCGAGAGGGGCTGTGGTGTGACTGAATTTGGCGGAAAAATCTGAGAGGGTTATCGTAGATGTAGCTGCGAGCGTTTCCCCCAGTACCCGGTCTGAATCTTGGCCTACGTCGCGAAGACATGCCACGCCATCCACGAATTGCCTACGGTTCGTGGTGTTCTCGGTAGATCAATGATCCACTGTGGCATGGTCTGACTGTCATCCACCTATCCGGCTCACTGCATGCGCTCACTGAATTTCAGTGGGCTTGTTCACGCGCCGGCAATCTCAACCAATTTGGGGAATTCTCAACCACAACACACCATTCGCCCGATAGCATCCTCAGCTGGTCGTCAATGGTGACGGCTCGCACATAGAGGATGATCACAATGCGTATCTATTCAGACCCTTCGAGAGAATCCGACCCGATGACCTTGCCAGATGTCGAGGTCTTCGCAGTATCTCCAACAGAGGCAATCTACAATCGACAGAATGCCGACCATGCCGATGAGTTCACGATCTTTGATGCTGGCTGGTATTACTGGTATTGCTTCCCCGGATGCATGCCAGATTCGTCGCCCTTCGGACCATTCAAGACAGAAGAAGAAGCTATTGCAGACTG